TAACAGCATTAACTGCTGGCAAACGATAAATGTCGTCTGTCCACAATGGTTGTGTAGAGTTAACTTTGCGTTTCTTTGACATACACATGTTTAGAACTGGTGTATCATCTTTAACGCGGTTAGACACATCTAGGTCTAAATCTTTGACAACGATGTCAGTTGCAAATGCACCAGTACCATTGCCAATATTTGTAGTATTAATAAATCCTGCCATTTTAGGCTCCTTTAAATTTTATCTACCACCTCTGCCCGCTTTCAATCTTTGAAGCTGAGCCATTAAGAGGTTGTCTCCGGCTTTCTTATCGCCGGAATTGGCTTGTTCACGAAGTTTTTCAATATTGTCGTTGGGACCTTTGTTGGTATTGCTTGAACCTTTACGGTTTGTCAATACTGCCATGCTTGCTCCTGCTGATTTAGTAGTGGGTTTGTCTCTATATTTCAAACCATCTCTAATTAAACCTAACAATGTCTCATCACTGCTGATAAGGTCAATGTTTGGAACTCCCGGTACAATTTCTCGTTTGTCGTGAGGATAGACTTTTTCAATCTTTTCGCGTAGCTCATTATACACATACTCGTTTTTCAATTCCTTATCGGTAAATGATTTGCGACTCTGTGTCAAAGCTTCGTAGACCTGCTCTTTACGGATCTGTCTAAACTGTTCTATGGCAGGCTGGATCTTGCTGATCTGTTTTTGTTGCTGCCTTATATACTGTTCATTTTGAGCCATATTCGCTTGTAATCTCGCGACTTCAACTGGATCTTGTGTTCTTGCCAACTGTTGTTGAAATGTATTTTGATAGCCTTGTACTTTGACTATTTCATTATACGCTTTCTGCAACTTAGGCTGAACTGTGAATTCCATGGCAAGAGTAAGACCATCTTGGCGTTGTCTAGCTTCATTGACGTATTCGTCAAATTCGGCTCGCTCCACTTTCAACTGTCTTGCGTCTTCGTGTATTGCTGATCCTTGACCTAAAATACTAGCGGCTTTCTTAGCATCAACTATGACTTCTTTGCCATTCTTCATGAATTTGAATTTGGCGTTGGGGTTTGTTTCTGCAAACTCCACGAAGTCAATTAAATCTTCTGCTGTAGAATCAGTACTGTCAGTGCTTACCTCTTCAGGGGCGGCTGCTTCCGGATTGTCGCTGTCATATTCTTCAGTGTCTGTATCACCAACTTGGGCTCCATTGGGAGCCACAGAACCAGATTCATCTGCCGATGAGTCAGGACCTGTTGCAGTTTGATTTGGGTTAAGAGTTTGATTACGCTGAGATTGTGATCTCATAGCGGTCATTTTATCTGCAATAACTTGATCCAAACTTGGTACTGCGCTTTGTTCAGTGGCCGCCGGCGCTTGTGGCTGGTTAGGCGTGATCGTTGTTTCCATTTATTTTTCCTTTAAGCATCGGGCACTTGCGTGTTACCGATGCGGCTTTTTAAGTAAACTGCCCTCTTTAGGCTATTCACAAAATTATCAATGCCCGCTAATTCATTGCTTATGGCAATTCTGCGAGCGTTGTCGTCTGGTTGATGACTACGAATGGAAGCTAATTCATCGGCCAGACTAAACTTAAAATGATGAACAAACATAGCTAAATCTTTGTTCTTCAATAATCCTTCAGCAGTACTGCCATAATGTATAACACGATCGCGTTGGCTTGGTGTTAACTTGCTGGGTTGACTAACGTCAACTGTAAGTCTGCTGTTGTAAAAATCTACGGTGTCGTTTTCTATCATGTTCTATTCTATAATGTTATTTAGTGTTTAACTATAAACCTTTGGGTCGCCCATGGCCATGGCCATAAAGTCCAACTGTGACTCAGCATCTTCACCTGCCACTTCAGCGGCAATCTGCTGTGCTTTGACCTGTGCAAGTTCAGCGTCTGCAAGGAACTTCTTGTCTTGTGGACTTGGACCTTTAGCTTGTTGACTTTGTTGTGCGGCTTGAACCATCTTAACAACTTCTTCATCACTAGGCAAGTACGCATTACAGTCTTTGACACCCAATGTATACAATGTATCAACGTAGGGCTTTTTAACTTTCTTATACATTTCAGGTGTCATGATGCCTTGTTGAACCATGCCTTGAACACTTTGCAATAAACCTGTTTGTGCTTTTTGTATAATTTGTAGTCTGTTCAATGAGTTTTCTTCACTCATCATGCCCACGGCTAATTCTAATTGTAGTTGTTTGCGGTCTGTCATTGAAGTCATGCTGTCCCAACCAATGTAATCCATGAACTCTGGTTTGCGATCTGGTCTGCATTGTCCAGCGATTTTCTTAACTCCGTAGTCATCACCATATTGAATCAATGTGCGCCATATCAAATACAGTGCTTCTTTGAGGCCTTCCGCGGCATTGCGTACTGTGTTGTCTTGAATAATTTGGTTTGGACTTAGTGCAAGTTGTAGTTTAACACCACTGTTGCCTGCGGCCATGACTTCTGGATTGAATACGTCCTGTGGAGTAGTCATACCAACCATGGCCATGACGTCTTTTTGTATACGGTCCATGCTTTGTGTTAAGAACGCTAGGTTGCCGCTGGGAGGAGGAATTTGGTAAATGTCTGTGGCTGGATTAAATTTTGAATCCAGAATAAAGATAGCTGATTCGCCATCCTGCAACATTTCAAAGTCTAGTCTGTCTGGTTTGACACCAATGCGTGGTGTAGCAGTTAACAAGCCCAATTGTATTTCTGCACGAGCCGCTGATGTTGAATATTCCTGCATGGGAATAACTGATTCAGCAATACTCATTCCGTAGAAGTTGCCGGGTAGGGGTTTTGGTACCATGTTGGCCACAGGAATGAATTCTACTTCACGTGCAGAAATAATATAACTGCCGGAATAGATAACTTCAACCAGTTCTAATTCACCATCACCATCAATGTCATATCTGTTCCAAACAGTGACAATACTTACTTGACGGCTGTATGGATCAGCTGATGCCGCACTGCTCACTGGAATACCCATGATGGGCACTGAATCACGTGCGTGAATAGCCAAGTTGTTCAACACTGAACCTGCTTGGTAAGCACCGCTTTGATTGTATTCTGCGTGTTCAGTGAATTCTTCTAAATTGATATCTGGATACAGTTCTGTGGCTTCCTGTATGGTCATTGGATCATAGTAACCACAGAATGGTTGATCCTTCATTTCTGGCACTGTGGGATCACAGACCCAGTAGTGCTGTGCAATAGGATGGAACTTGATGTTGATCATGTAGCCAGTTAACTTGTACTTGGCTTTGTAAATTGTGTTACGCTTAATAGCTTCGTTGATGATGCTTTCTTGACCTTCAATGTTTTTGGCAAATATTTCTGTTTGGCCTTGTGCCAATGAAGTATAATTATCGTCTTCGTCTGCTTCACGCATACTGTCAATGTGCTTGTCCATGAGCTCATTGGTAATTTCTGTTTTTTGGTCACCCATTAACTGTTGTATTTCAGCCATGGCGGCCTGCAAGTTTACATTGATTTGTCGCTTGCTTTGGCGCAGTGTTGTCAATCCGGATTCAGCGGCCTGTAGTTCAAAGGCTTTTAATTGTTCATTGGTGCCTTCTGTTTCTATATAACGAGTAATTTGTTCACGCACCGGTTTGATCATCATCATACCATTTTTGTGCATACAAGCATCCATGACCCAACGCTCTAGAATAAAGTGCGGATCATTCATTTGGTTAACAACTTTTGACACCATGCTGGTAGCTTGACGTGCGGCTTCATCATCCCATTCACCGTCAGCTACAAATTCAAAGTTGATTTCGCCATTGGGCATAAGGCCTTTGGCAATAACTGCTGTGGCGTAATCTACAATAGGCTTGACTGTAGGATGTATGTAATCAATGCCGTTAACGGGTGCAGTACTGTCAGTGACTGCCAAACATAGATAGTGATAATCGCTGGCTCTGTTAACAGCGTTCTTTGTGCCTAGATAACGCAGGTAACTGGCCATCTTAGTGTCCATCATGCTTTTCATACGCACAAAGTTGGCGTTGATTTTTTTGTTTCTATTGATGTCCAATAGTGGAATATTTTTTATGTCTAACATATGGGCGAATTACCTTTAGTATATCTATTATTTAGCGTTTTTTAATCCGGTAAAATAATCCTAGGACGGGTTAATTCGTCCTGCAGGTCGCAGGCATGACAACGAGCTGTTAGTGCATCTTCATCATCCAATTCATATATTGTGTGAGGTGTCATTGCTGTGCAAGCGGCTATTTCAAATGATTTAGCATGGCGTTCACACAATATCATTGTGTTTTGTTCTATGGCACAGATAAACATTACAGTGAGTCCTTTAACTTAGCAAGTTCTTCATGTGTTAAGAACATTTCAAACCTACGTTCAAATATACTTTGACTCAGTATTTGTATGTGCCAAACTGATGTTGCTTCAACCCAAGTCTTTTTGACTCGTAATTTGTAATCTTCTGTGTTGATTACATCATGTTCTTCTCGTGGTGCTTGTCCACCATATACATGTATTTGTCCGTGTTTCATTGCTTGTCCTTATTCTGGTGAAAACGTTTGTTTCCACGCTGGTCTATTTGTGTATTCTCTAGATACGTATTTGTCTCGCTGTGCTGCCATGCGTTGTTGCGGAGTTTTATTATCCCAGGGTTCTGCTATGCCTTGTAGGCAAGCCAATAGAGCATACCTAGCACTATCAATGCAGTCATCTGGATCGCTAAATCTTCCTTTTTCATCTACATAGTAGTTAGTTGCTTCGCTCAAGAATTGTGTGCAATTCTCATTGACCATTAAACTTCCTACTTCTAACATTTGTCGCATTTGGTTGATACCATATGCTTTGTGGTTAGTGACTCTGCCCTGTGGATCTGGCGGATTCATAATAGCTTTATCATAGACATTAAGTTCATACTGTTCAAATAATTCACGAATGCTGTTGGCACTCATAGTGTATCTGCCAGCAGTACTAGCGTCAGCAGGTAAAACGATAGGAGTACCGTACACTTCAGGACGAAGTAAATGATTGATATACTGAGTGGGGACAGCTTCTTCAATGCCCTGCACAACAATTTGTCTATGTAAAAAAGCAGTCTTCTCATGTGGTTCCCAATACATTAATGATATAACAGTTTTGTCGTTGACCAAGCCCAAGTCCAAGGCAATAACTCGTTGTATGCGTGGCATGCGTAAAAAGTCAATTTCACCTGTTTTATATGTGGGCCAGTTGCCGATTTGAAATACTGCACCTTTACCCATGACAGGCTTACCAGCAATACGTGCTTCACGTTCATGCGGCAAGTAATCTCGTTCCAATTGACGGCGTGTTTCATAGAGCAAGAATGGCATGCCCCATGGATCCATTTCAGGAACATCATCCCATGCCACACGAATAAATTCATAGCCTGTTTCTTTGTTCCAAAATTTACTTACAAGTCCGTTGAGGCCTTTGAGCGGTGTGAACGAACATAAAACTTTGCCCTGCGTGGTAGCAGTTCTAGTAACGATTTCACTGAAAAAGTCATCCGGTGGCTGCTCGTCAAACACCGCCAAATTAAGTTTGAAACCTTGTAGTTGCCTAACTTCCTGTGTGTAGTTAGCAAATAATAGATAACTGTTAGTACCACTGACGTGCCGGATCTCACAGCCGATGTTGTTAGCACCATCGTTACGCATAGTATCAGCAACAATACAATCACGGGGGACAGCACCAGTGCCCAAATTTTCTGTAATCTTAACATC